CCTTTCTGCTTCGCAACGAAGCAATCAGAAATAACGCCATAGACGCCATTCTCTCACTACCCATCGACGACAAGTCACCCCACGAAGTCCACGTTAAAGAACCCAGGCGCAGCAAAGCGCAGAATGACCGTATGTGGCCGATGCTGAACGATGTTTCGCGTCAGGTGCTATGGCATGGTCAACGGCTGGCGCCGGAAGACTGGAAAGACCTGTTCACTGCCCTGTGGCTTAAGACCAAAAAACTGGAGCAACGAAGTGTGCCTGGTATCGACGGTGGCGTTGTCATGCTTGGCGTGCGTACCAGCAAAATGCGGAAGGCCAGCATGACTGAGCTTATCGAAATCATGTTCTGGTTCGGCTCAGAGCGCAACGTGCGGTGGAGTGATGACTCCCGGCGAGAGTATGAATGGTCACAACGAAAAGGTAGGGCTGCATGACTATCAAATCAAATACGCCAGCACACGACAAGGACTGCTGGCAAACGCCGCTTTGGCTTTTTGATGCACTGGATATTGAGTTTGGATTCTGGCTGGATTCGGCAGCGAGCGACAAAAATGCTCTGTGTGCTCACTGGCTAACTGAGGCCGACGACGCGCTCAATTCTGAGTGGGTAAGCCACGGTGCAATCTGGAATAACCCACCGTACAGCAATATCAGGCCGTGGGTGGAAAAAGCCGCTGAGCAGTGCATACAACAGCGACAGACGGTAGTTATGCTTGTGCCAGAGGATATGTCAGTCGGATGGTTCAGCAAGGCTCTGGAGAGTGTCGACGAAGTTCGCATTATCACTGATGGACGGATTAATTTTATCGAACCATCGACAGGGCTGGAGAAGAAGGGAAACAGCAAAGGCTCCATGCTGCTGATTTGGCGACCGTTCATCAGTCCTCGACGAATGTTTACTACTGTATCCAAAGCGGCATTGATGGCGATCGGGCAGGGCGTCAGGATGGCGGCATGAGGCGACAGCGAAGAAGTATCACCGACATCATCTGCGAAAACTGCAAATACCTTCCAACGAAACGCTCCAGAAATAAACGCAAGCCAATCCCAAAAGAATCTGACGTAAAAACCTTCAACTACACGGCTCACCTGTGGGATATCCGGTGGCTAAGACATCGTGCGAGGAAAACAAGGTGATTGACGCGATGATTTATTCGGGGCTATATTCCTCACGCGCCAGCAAAATCTGGCGTCGGGATTAGCACCCCGGATATCGAAACGGTGCATAACCGCGCTGGCGGTTTTTTTATGCGCTAAGCACAGTCACATTCGCGATTTATGGCGGGCTGTGTGGGGGAGCCGAAAGGCTCGCCGGATGTTTCGACCGGTAGTGCTAACCCCGCACAGTTCGCCACCACGATGATTAGCACCTGACGGTGGCGAGGTAAAAATTATCGAAACGCGAGGTCATTATGGCTGTTCAAATTTCTGTCGAAAACCTTTCCCCTGTTACCTATAACCAGATCCCCGTAATTACTACTGAACTGTTGGCTCACCTTTACGGAACAAAAATCAAAAACATTTCTGATAACTTTCTGAACAACACGACGCGATTCATGCCCGGAAAGCATTACTTTAAAATTGAAAAAAACGAATTACGCGAGTTTAAGAACAGACCCGAAACAATCGGGTTAGTTGGTAAAAATGCCCGCTCCCTCATCCTCTGGACAGAACGCGGCGCAGCCCGTCACGCAAAAATGCTCGAAACCGATCAGGCGTGGGATGTGTTCGAAAAACTGGAAGACTGCTATTTCAGCCAGTGCGAGAAAAATACTGGCAAACAAGAGAAGAAGCTCAACGGGCTTTCCGCAAAAGAAACAGACAGCCTTGTATGGCTGTGGGATTATGCCAACCGCTCACAGGCATTGTTCCGTGAGTTGTATCCCGCATTAAAACTGATTCAGTCTGGCTATTCCGGCATATGCCACGACTACGGCTATGAGTTCTCGTATATCATCGGGAGGGCGAGGGGCGTTTTAATTAATCACACGCGGGATATAGATATTTATGAGCCTGACGGGCCGACGAACCTTCTGGCATGGGAAAGGCTTAAGAACAAAGAGTTGCCGCCTTCACTGCATCGCTACTGACAATTGACAACTTAACAAACCCAGCTTCGGCTGGGTTTTTTATTGCTGAATTTTCAATATGAGAGGACATGACAATGAATGAGCTGATAAATAGCAATGCCATCAAAATGACAAGCATTGAAATCGCTGAGTTGGTGGGAAGTCGTCATGACAAGGTGAAACAATCCATTGAACGACTGGCGGTTCGAGGTGTGATCCGAAATCCCCCAATGGTGGTTTTCGAAAAAATCAATAACTTAGGATTACTTCGTGGCGTAGAGGCTTACGTTTTTGAGGGCGAACAAGGTAAGCGCGACAGCATTATTGTCGTTGCCCAGTTGTCGCCGGAATTCACCGCTCGCCTTGTTGACCGCTGGCGAGAACTCGAAGGGGCAACCGCGAAAATACCACAAACCTTTTCTGAGGCATTGCGCCTTGCGGCCGACCTTGAAGACCAGAAGGCTGAACTGGAGAAACAGCTTGCTCTCGCAGCACCTAAAGTTGAGTTTGCCGATCGCGTTGGCGAGTCCAGCGGAATTTTGATTGGAAACTTTGCAAAGGTTGTTGGTATTGGTCCAAACAAACTGTTTGCGTGGATGCGCGATCACAAAATCCTTATTGCTTCAGGCTCCCGGCGCAATGTGCCAATGCAGGAATATATGGATCGTGGCTATTTCACAGTGAAAGAAACAGCGGTCAACACAAATCACGGAATACAGATATCGTTCACCACAAAAATCACCGGGCGTGGTCAACAGTGGCTGACAAGAAAGCTGCTAGATAACGGAATGCTTAAAGTAACAGGGGAGGCTGCTTAATGGCTAAACCAGCGCGAAGGAAATGCAAAATCTGTAAGGAATGGTTTCACCCGGCATTCTCAAATCAGTGGTGGTGCAGCCCGGAACACGGAACTAAATTAGCGCTCGAACGACGAAATAAAGAACGCGAAAAGGCGGAAAAAACAGCAGAGAAGAAACGACGACGAGAGGAGCAGAAACAGAAAGATAAAATTAAGATTCGAAAACTCGCCTTAAAGCCCCGCAGTTACTGGATTAAACAAGCCCAACAAGCCGTAAACGCCTTCATCAGAGAAAGAGACCGCGACTTACCATGTATCTCGTGCGGAACGCTCACGTCTGCTCAGTGGGATGCCGGACATTACCGGACAACTGCTGCGGCACCTCAACTCCGATTTGATGAACGCAATATTCACAAGCAATGCGTGGTGTGCAACCAGCACAAAAGCGGAAATCTCGTTCCGTATCGCGTCGAACTGATTAGCCGCATCGGGCAGGAAGCAGTAGAGGAAATCGAATCAAACCATAACCGCTATCGCTGGACTGTCGAAGAGTGCAGGGCCATCAAGGCGGAGTATCAACAGAAACTTAAAAAACTGCGAAACAGCAGAAGTGAGGTTGCATGAATATCTACGAAAGAATTGATGGCAGCAAATACCGAAATATTTGGGTAGTTGGCGATCTGCACGGATGCTACACGAACCTGATGAAAAAACTGGAGACGATAGGATTCGACACCAAAAAAGACCTGCTTATCTCGGTGGGCGATTTGGTTGATCGCGGTACAGAGAACGTAGAATGCCTGGAATTAATCACATTCCCCTGGTTCAGAGCTGTACGTGGAAACCATGAGCAAATGATGATTGATGGCTTATCAGAGCGTGGAAACGTCAATCACTGGCTGCTTAATGGCGGTGGCTGGTTCTTTAATCTCGATTACGACAAAGAAATTCTGGCTAAAGCTCTTGCCCATAAAGCAGATGAACTTCCGTTAATCATCGAACTGGTGAGTAAAGGAAAAAAATATGTCATCTGCCACGCCGATTATCCTTGTGATAAATACGAGTTTGGAAAGCCAGTTGATCATCAGCAGGTAATCTGGAACCGCGAACGAATCAGCAACTCACAAGACGGGATCGTGAAAGAAATCAAAGGCGCGGACACGTTCATCTTTGGTCATACGCAAGCAGTGAAACCACTCAAATTTGCCAACCAGATGTATATCGATACCGGCGCAGTGTTCTGCGGAAATCTCACATTGATTCAGGTACAGGGAGAAGGCGCGTGGGCATAAGAGAACTAAACCTCACCAAAGAACAGCATGAGTGGCTGAATGGCTGGCTTGAACTGTGGGGCGCATGGGTTTATTCAGGTCGTCTGGAAAAGCGCATGAGCAGCGTAATAGCTAAATTCATGGAGAGCGTGGAGCCGGGAAGAGTTATGACAAGGCCAATGTGTAATGATGATGATGGAATGTTGATTTCTCAGGTCGTCGATTCCGTCATGTACATTGACAAGAAAGCCTTTGGCATCCTCCTCAGCTACTACGCCCACGGCTCTTCCAAGCACGCCATTGCATCTTACTATCATAGCGTCGCAAGACCTCGCAAGATGTTATGCCGGGGCGGCGGGCGCATTCAAAAACCATCGCTAGCAACCTGTCGACGGGAAGTTGACGAAATCCTCAATGCCTCGTTGTTTATGATTTATCCGATTCTGGATAGTGCGTTTAAAAACCGGAAACGTGTAGAGAAAATTAAACATGTAGCATAGAACGTGTTGACATCGTTGAGCAAATGAGCAACACTATTCGCATAAGCTGCCGTTAGTGACTCTTAAGTTGCAACGGTGGCTTTTTTTATTTGGGTCAATCGTATAAAGGTCATTAGAGCCTGTAACTGTTTTTCGTCCATAAATTAACCTTCATTTGATGCTGGATTGAACATATCAAAATCAGGCAATTACACAAATCTATGTACAGGCTCTTTGTGCCTGACGTTAAAAGATTTTTTACAAGAATAATTTTGAATCAGTGAATTTGTGAACTCTTGCAACATTGATTTCGTAACGTTATCATCCTACGCTCGGCCCTTTAGCTCAGTGGTGAGAGCGAGCGACTCATAATCGCCAGGTCGCTGGTTCAAATCCAGCAAGGGCCACCAACCGCCATTAGCTCATCGGGATAGAACGCCAGCCTTCTAAGCAATCGGTCACTGGTTCGAACCCAGTACAACGCACCACACTTATTTTCCCTCGCTCGCTTTTGCGGACCTTTTTTGTATCCGCGCCACGCCCGGCGCATACCAACCACAGAGCCTTTCGGGGGGGAGCTTACGGAGTGGTCAGTGTGACTTTCTCTGTGGGCAGATCGCTCCCGGGCGTTGGCTCACCCACCCAAAGGAACGTCACGATGTTTGGTATTTTTGGTAAAAAAAGCCCGCAGAGCGGCAACGGAAATTAAAAAGTTTGAAAAACGCGATCTGGCACAGGCGGTGATTAACGCCGCATACCTGGTGGCCTGTGCAGATGGTGAATGTGAGGCTTCCGAGAAAGCGAAGATCGAACAGGTACTGCGTAATCAGCCAGCGCTGTCCGCGTTTACGTCAGAAATTAATGCGATGAGCGCAACCATTATCGGTCAGCTGGATACGAACTTTAAAATTGGTCGTCGTGCGGCGTTACGTGAGATCGAGGATGTGAAACACGATACGCGTGAAGCGGAAGATGTGCTGGATGTGGCGGTGGCCATTGCGGAGGCAGACGGCGAAATTGAGCCGGAAGAGCGCAAGGTGCTGGAAGAGATTGCCGGTGTTCTGGGTCTTCGTCTGGAGAATCACCAGTGACGGTAAAACTGCGCCTGGCTGTGGCTGCACTCCTGCTGTTTCTGGTGGTGATGGTGGATTTCACCAGCAGAATCATGTCGGTGCTGGCGGATGGGGTGCTGGTCTGCGGCATTGTGGTATTGCTGTGGCCGGTGATAAAAAGAAACAGCCTGCATAATGCTTGATTTTTTTGTTTGCTGTTTATTAAAAACACTTCTGCATGGTGAATCCCCCTGTGCGGAGGGGCGACTGGTGTGGGTAGCATTTATTATGTTATAGGCAAGCCGACGCGGGTTCAGTGACACCGGCTGAATTCACCGGGAGGCACCCGGCACCATGCTTTGCCACAAAAGTGTTATTTCTGTTTTTCTCAAACTATCATCGTTATCCCTTTATTTCCGGCTGCGCATGGCGCGGCCTTTTTTTTACGACCAGCCACTGGCAGATGTTCATCCTGCGATTTGATTCCGGCTTTTTAACTCTGTTCCTGTACACGGGAGAAATTCGATGTCGATTAAACATTATGATGTTGTCAGGGCGGCGTCGCCGTCAGACCTTGCGGAAAAGCTGACACACAAACTGAAAGAGGGCTGGCAGCCATACGGCGGACCGGTTGCCATTACGCCGTACACACTGATGCAGGCGGTGGCTATTGAAGGAGAGCCACAGGTCGGCCCTTCATCTGAGCCGGATTGGTACTACGTCATCGTACTGGCCGGGCAGTCCAATGCCATGGCTTGCGGTGAAGGGCTTCCGCTGCCGGATTCATACGATGCTCCGGATCCGCGCATTAAACAGCTGGCGCGCCGCAGTACAGTGACGCCGGGCGGGGCTGCCTGCAGATATAACGATATTATTCCGGCTGACCACTGTCTGCATGATGTGCAGGATATGAGTACGCTGAATCATCCGAGGGCTGACCTGAGCAAAGGGCAGTACGGCTGTGTCGGCCAGGGTTTACATATTGCCAAAAAACTGCTCCCGTATATCCCGAATAACGCGGGGATCCTGCTGGTACCATGCTGTCGTGGTGGTTCGGCATTTACCCAGGGCGCGGAGGGGACATTCAGCGAGTCCACGGGGGCCAGTCAGGATTCGGCACGCTGGGGGGTGGGCAAGCCGTTATATCAGGATCTGATTTCCCGCACAAAAGCGGCATTGCAGAAAAATCCCAAAAACGTTCTGCTGGCCGTCTGCTGGATGCAGGGTGAGTTTGACATGAGCGCCGCCACCCACGCACAGCAACCTGCGCTGTTTACAGCCATGCTGACACAGTTTCGTGCTGACCTCTCCGTGTTTAACGCGCAGTGCCATGGTGGCAGTGCTGCAGATGTGCCGTGGATTTGTGGTGACACGACGTATTACTGGAAAAATACATACGCTACCCAGTACGACACCGTGTACGGCGGGTATAAAAACAGGGAGAGTGAGGGCGTTTATTTTGTGCCCTTCATGACAGACGGTAACGGCAACAACACGCCCACCAACTTACCGGCAGAAGACCCGGATATTGCTGATGCAGGTTATTACGGCGCGCAATCCCGTAGTAATGGTAATTGGGTATCGTCAAATCGTCCGACACATTTCAGTTCATGGGCGCGCAGGGGCATTATTCCTGATCGTCTGGCAACTGCTATTCTGAACGCAGTTGGTCGAACCAGCGCCTTCATCAGCGGTAAAGCCCCGGAGATCAAACCCTCTCCCGGCGATGACACACCATCAGGGCCGTCTGAAGATACATCCGTCCGTACAATCTCCCTGCTGCCGACAGCCGGAGAGGCTGCTGCGCAGGGCTGGAGCATTAAGGATGGCGGAATTCAGTTGTCAGATGGTGTATTTAAGATCGCCAAGCAGAGCAATAAATCCTGGTCCCTGACGCATCCGGTGGATGACACAATTACCCTGCTGACACAGGGCGGCAGACTGACCTGTAAGTTCCGCCTGTCAGGCGCACTGACCAACAATCAGTTCGGGCTGGGGATTTATCTGTATACGGA